ACTAGGGTGCAAAAGGCATTTCACGAGGCGCTTGTCAAGACCAAGATCCAAAAGAAGGCCTCTGTTCATACTCTTCGACATAGCTTTGCCACTCACCTACTTGAGGAAGGAGTAGAGATCCCCTATATTCAAACCCTATTAGGGCACTCGGATTCTAGGACCACCTCGATCTATTTACATGTAGCGAGAAAAAAGCTTTTAAAAGTCGTAAGTCCCATTGACCTTTTAGGAAAGGAGACAGATAAGCCAAGTTCGGCTAAAAAATAAGGCAGCCTCAGATGAAAAGGCAGTTAGAGGTTGCCGATATATTTCGGGCATACGGGCCAGTGTACAGGAATAACCACAAGCTGCCCACAAGACACCTTAGGGCCATGCGAGCCATCGAGATCTGCCGAACAGCAGAACTTGGCGGTCATATATACAAATGTGACACATGTGGTGCTGTTAGCATAGCCTATAATTCCTGCAGGTATAAATTGACAGATGGTTTAAGAAATGCGGGATTGGGTTGGAAAAGACGGGATGCGATGGGGAATGTTTAGGAATATTTGATGGTTATGAATATCAGAGGGGCTTTTGAAGGGTGAAATTTCTTAAACCATTTGGAATTTGAGAAGTGCTATATTTTTGCAGATGGTTTAAGAAAAATTTTCGGCGGTTCAAATGCAAAATATAACGTGAAAACGGATAATTAGGCTTATTTTTCTGGCTAAATCTGGCTCCTCATCTATTCCAAAAAATTCCTACAAAAAGTGTCTCAGGTTTTTCTCAAGGTTCATCCAAGATGTTGAAATGAAATTCTCAATAATTTTGGATTGTTGCACCGTATTATCTAACATAATAAAGATGATTAAGCTGGAACCGGGTTTTTGAGATCATTTTTGAAAAAAAACGGGTTTTCATGCTTATCAATAAGTCTAATAGTTTTTTCAATTTCAGGTGTTTAATGCTCATATTCATCATTAATGGTTAAGTATATTTTGTAAAAAAAAGTTTTTGGCACCATTTTTTTTCGGCAACGGGGTGTCCAGAGTGATCTTTTCATTAAAAAGTGTCTCAGGCTTAGGTGCACTCCTTTTTGTCAGAGGCCGGCGTTAAAATTTTGTGCTCCTGAATGTCTATAATTTGCGAAAACAGGCGCTGGTACCATATTATTTTAGCGAACTCATTCGAGCCGTATCCCATTGCTCTTAAGAGTTCGTTGTGGCAAATAGAATCCAATACCTTCAATGCGGGTGGTTCGTCGGCTTCTATTTCAAGTCTTTGGGCCTTAAAGTTTGCCATGTCCTCATATGTGGGTTCTTTTGTGGAGATGATTGTCTTTTCAAGATCAATAAATTTTCTTGCAAGGTCATAGTGAAGCCTTGCCGCCTGAGCGGTCCCAACCACAAGATCCATGACTGAAAAAATTGCGACCGCCACGGCAAATCCTATTACCCAGCTATTGCCCGCCTGGGCCAATGCAGAGGCGACGGTTGCGGTACCAAACAGGGCTGAAAAAAACGTGGAAAATTTGCTGACCCTATCGAAAAACGAGCGCCTACGGTTATGGTACCGAATAGAGCGGCGCACACCAAAAAGCAGTCCATGAACAGCAAGATTCAAGTCTTCGGCCTTATTCATTGTAAACCCTCCCTATATATAGATGATAGAATAGTGCTTATTGCACATTATAACCACTATATCCGGGATTGGAATGTGAGGCAATCAATTATTCCTCTTTATCCCCATTTTTATGTGGTATAGGATCAGGAGGCGGATGTGTATCTACCACGTCAAAAACCCTACCCCCAATTGTTTGATCATTATATGGAATTTTTTTTCTTGACATAATCAACCTATGGATATAACTTATCTAGCAAGGCTAACAAAAATAGACAAGGAAAGAGGTTAATCATGGATACGGAAACAATTAAATACGAACTCAAACTCCGGGGCTATACGCTAAAGCGGCTTGCTCAGGAGATCGGGGTATGCCTAATGACCGTTCAACGCGAGATACATAAGTTCCCGAACTCCGAGCGCGTTCGCCGGGCGATTGCAAATAAGATTGAACAAAAACCCGAAGACGTATTCCCGGAATACTATAACTCCCCCAGGGCTAAATACAGTCCTGCCCGAACAAAGGCCTGCTGCTAACGGAGCGAGCATGCCATCATCTGGTCAATTTACTGGAGGCCATATGACAACATTTCTAAAGTCATCCGAAGAAGCCGTAGCATTTGGTGAGAATGCAAACCCTCACCAGGTAAAAATATTAAAGATTTTCAGAAGCTTTTATTTACAAGCAGCAAAATCTTTTCCAAAAGGCTCCTCAATAAAGGACCTTGAAGTCGCACTCTTTTTTGCGACCAAGGCTCAATTCATGCGAGAGGCCCTGGAAGCTGCCCAGCAACGGAGTATTTAAAAATGAAAAAATTTATCATCATCGCCATTGTGGCTTTTGCGCTTGCTTCATTCGCCGTCAAAGCTGCGACCAATTACGCCAACGAGATCAAAGAGCAGCGCCAGGTCGCGCTGGAAGAGATCCACTAAAGGAGGTTAACCATGCACCCGGCCAAGATTCAATATGAGCTTAAAATTCGGGATATTACACAAAAAGCTATTGCCCTGGAGATAGGGGTGGCTGAGATGTGTGTATCTCATGAAGTCAACGGCATCCCCGTCTCTGAGCGGATCAGGCAGGCCATCGCTAAAAAAATCGACCGCCATCCGACAGAGGTTTTCCCTGGGTATTATTTCGGGCCAAGGCGTAATCGCATAAAAAAAGCCGCCTGATATTCTCTGCTTTTTTTAGTTGCGGGGGAGTAGATGAAAATTACAGATGACGCCATAGCCGATTTATTAAGCAGGGGCTTTTCGCAAGCCGGGATTGCGCGCCTATATTCATGCTCAAGACAGGCCGTTAATTCCAGGCTTCATTATGGAGCTAAACCGAAAGAGCACTTGAGATGGGTCAAATGCACGAAAATATACTGGTTTCTTATCCAGGGACTGACGGATGCTGAGACCGCTAAACGGGCCGGCATCTCAAAAGATTCGATTCACCATTATAAATCAAGATATTTCGATCACTTAAAGCTGAGGCCCGGGAGGCGCATGTGATGCTTCCGGAAGTGGTTGCCGGCGAGACCCAGGCTCTGAGTCCGACATGTCCGGATTTGACGGCGCTATCATTATATAAGAGGTCTAATAACCTGTCAGAGGCGGAAAACAGGATCGCCCTGGCCCGGGCCGACCTCATCCGGGCGTATATGAAGGAAAAAGACAAGGCCAAGACCGCGAAACAATCCGTGGTCAAAGCAGGAATGGTTTTTATACAGGGTTACAACACCGGACACCTTCTCCCTAAGGTATTTGAGGTCCTGGGCAAAACATCATTTCAAACCGTTCAAACCTGGATCAGGAAATGGCTGGACTCCGATTGTGACTATACGGCGCTTGCCACACAATATGGAAACCGCAAAGGCCAGCGTAAAGTGACTGAGGATGAGTTTAACTCCGCGCTTTCCTTCGCCCTTCACCCGAACCGGCTCAGGATGGCCGAGATCACCCGCCTTACGAAAATGTCCCTTCAAAGAAGGGGCATCCCCACACCATCGCATGAATCAACGATCCGGAGGGCGCTGGAAGACTGGCGTGACACCTATTATGACAAGTGGGTGTTTTGCCGCGAGGGCGAAAAGGCCCTGAACGACAAGGTGCTCCCCTATCTGGAACGCGACGCGGGGCTTCTGGACGTGGGAGATGTGCTGGTTGCGGACGGCCACACGCTCAACTTCCAGGTGCTGCACCCCTTCACCGGCAAGCCTGTCAGGATGACGATGGTGACCTGGTATGACTGGGCATCGTGCATGCCAGCGGGCTGGGAGATTATGCCGACCGAGAATGTTCAATGTGTGGCGGCCAGCCTGCGCCGCGCAATTCTTACCCTGGGAAAGATGCCCAAGGTGGCTTATCTGGACAATGGAAAGGCCTTTAAGGCGAAGCTGTTCACGGACAAGGACATTGATTTTGAAGAGACGGGCTTTTACGGCATGTTCGCGCGCCTTGGCATGGAAACCATATTCGCCTGGCCATATAACGCGCAGTCAAAGCCGGTGGAAAGGTTTTTCGGGACATTCAGTGGAATAGAGCGGCTTATGCCGACCTTTTCCGGCACCTCCATCCAGGATAAGCCCGCCCATTTGTTGAGAAATGAAAGGCTGCACAAACAGATGCATGAAAAGAAATACGGCGGGTGGGTCCCTACTGTGGAAGAGGCCGATCAGATTATTGCCGGGTGGGTGAACGAATACGCAGGCAGGGCGCATGCGGGCCTGAAGGGCCTTCGGCCCAGGGACGTGTTTGATGCAGGCAAGGGGCCGGGAGTGGACCCTGTGGCGTTACGGTTTTTGATGATGAGCATGGAAATTAAAAGCGTGGGCCGAAACGGGATCCACTTTATGGGCCGGAATTACTATGACGTGGAACTCTATGGATATAAAAGGCGCGTGCTGATCCGCTATGACCTGGAGGACCTATCCGAGATCTATGTGTATGACGAGGCGGGGAAAAAGGAGATCTGCGCAGCAAGGCCCATACAGCCGGTACACCCTGTGGCAAAGCTTACCGGGATCAAGGAAGACATGGAGCTTGTCAAGGAAGGGATCAGGCTGAAAAAGGGGCTTAAAAACGGGACGGTGAAAGAGGCTAGGGAGTATATCGGGGCGGCTCCCATGCTGGTCGCCATACCTGATCCGCAGATTACGCAGATTGACGCAGATTTTAAGACTTTGCCTCAGGCGGAGGCCGAGCATATCGAGGAGGAGGCCGCCAAGATGCGGGTGCTGCCGTTTCCGGCGCCGGAAAAGACATGGCAGTCGGATGCTGATCATTATGAGGACTGCCTGGAGAGGGAATGCAAGGGGGAGGTTCTGCCCCTCAAAGAGATGGAGTTTATGCGGGCTTTTGAACAGATGCAGGAATACCGGGACCTTAAGGGACGGTTTGAATTTCTGCGGGATTATTGGCTGACAGAGGGGAGAGAGAAATCCTTATGAAAAACACATTTGTTGAGACTCTGAATGCGAAGAATTTTATCACCGCCATGAGGGAGGCGGAGAGGATGCCGGGCGAGCCTATTATACTTGCCTTTCACGGGCCTGCGGGCAGGGGCAAGACCAACACGTGCCGGTATTATGCCGCCCAGGAGGGCTGGACTTATTGCCGGTGCGGCAAGGGCTGGCAGAAATCAGAGCTTTGGATGCTCCAGGATTTATGTTTTGAGCTGCGGATTGATCCTATCCCGGGTCGGAAAAAAGCGGCGTTTGACGCCATCGTGGGAAGATTGTCGGAAAACCCCAGGGCGGTTGTGATTGATGAGGCGGACAAGATGCCTGACGGGCATCTGGAGTGGGTGCGGGATTTTGTGGACCTGACCTCTGCGCCGTTCGCCCTGGTTGGAGAGAAGCTTTTGAAGGTCAAGATGGACAGGGAAAAGAGGATATGGAGCAGGACCCTCCGGGTCGTGGAGTTTGAGCCCATCACTGCCAAGGATATTTTATTTTTTGCGAAGGAAGTGACAGAAGAAAAGGACGGGAACGGGAAAGTAACGACCCCTGGCCTCAGACTCTCGGGAAATCAGGCTGACATGATGAGCAGGTCGGCCCAGGGCGATTTCAGGCCGGTGAAACGCCAGGTGTTTTTTGTCGAGGAGCTTTGCCGGGTGAACAACACGAAGACCGTGACGGATGAAATGATCAAGGTGGCTATAAAGAAGGAACAAAAGGAAAGGGTTCATGGAAGCTAGAAGCTTTGCAGGCAGGGTTCGCGATGCTGCCAGACAGTTAGGCCGGTTCTCGCGCAAGGATCTGGCCGGGATTGTGGAAGTGTGCTCCAGAAAAGAGAAGAACCTGATACTTATAAGCATCAGGGATTTTGTAAGGCGAGGGGAGCTCAGGGTTGTCTCAGACGGTTTGTACGAATATACGCCGCCAAAAAGGAAACGCACCAAGATGGATATCATCTGGCACCTTATTAGGTCGCATAGGCAGTTCGGGCTGGATGACATGGAGACACTTTCGGGTGCCTCACGGGAGACTGTCAAGGAGTATCTGTCGTGCCTGTGTTCCCTTGGCTACCTGAAAAAGGCGTCTCACACCCGCTGGAAACTGGTCAAGGACCCAGGGCCGGAGACACCGGTGAACACCTCCAGGTGTGAGAAGCTTAAAAGGCTAAGGGCAAGACGGGATGTTTAATGCTTAATGTTTAATTTTTAATTAAGGAATAACCCCTTGATTTAACCTCAACAATTCAACATTAAAAATTAAAAATTCAAAATTATAAAAATGCCTCTTACTCGGAAACAGATAACGATACTGCATGTTGCAAAGTCCAGTCTGGGCCTGGATGACGACTGCTACAGGGATGCGCTTTTTGCCCACGGCGGGGCGCGTAGCTCTAAGCAGCTTGATTTCAGGGGTTATATTAACGTGATGAAGCACTTTGAACGGTGCGGGTTTGAGAGGAAGGTTGAAGGTGGAAGGCTGAAGGCTGAAGGGACTGCAACGGTGCGGCCGGGCATGGCGACTGAAAAGCAGATTAAAAAAATCTATGCTCTGTGGTGGAGCCTTGGGCACAGCTATTACAATAAGGGTAAAGAGTTCCAGGCGTTGCGGGGATTTTTGAAGAAAAGGTTTAATGTGGAGCATGAGCGGTTTTTGGATTTTGAAACGGCTCACGCTGTGATTGAGGCTGTTAAGGCGATTGGGGGACGGAGGAAGGAATGAAAAAGGAATTATCGCGCAGAGGCGCAGAGACACAGAAGGTAAAGGATTTTTTCTTTTATGTGGGGGAGTTGGAGAGCGAGGAGTGCTTTTGCGGGCGGAACAAGCAGTCCGGCAAGGCGCTATGTTTTAAGTGTTTTCGGGATCTGCCTTTTGATATGCGCAATGGGCTGTATCAGCAGATCGGCAACGGTTTTGAGGCGGCCTATGATGCGGCGGTCAAGTATCTGGAGGCGGTGAACGGATGAAACCCGTTGAGATCAGCGTCAAGGATGAGATCCTGAAGTTTAGCCGGGAAGAGCTATTATTTTTGATCTTCAGTAGGGGCATCCTAACCTATTCAAGATGGGATGTTCGCCATGCCAAATCGGAGGTTATGCTCCGGAAGGCGAAAAAGATGACGGATGAAGCATTGGACGAGATGCACAAGTATTCCGGGAGCAGAGAGCATTATGAAAAATGGAAGGCTGCCGGCAAAAAGTTTGATCGGGCTCAAACCATATATGACCGAGCTTTCCGGTATTTAGACGGGGAAAGGTAATTAATGAAAACTATTGAGATCAGCGTGGCGGTTACACCCAGTTTTGTGCAGTTATTTAATTACAAAAACCCCCGCATTGCTGCCCAGGCCGTGGATGAATGGTTAAAGGTCGCAAACGTGGGGGATGAGATAACCGTGAAGGTTGCGGAACGAGACGGAGGAGAGGAAGGATGAAAAAACTGATAACTGCCTTTGCTTTGATACTGCTCCTTTCCTCCACGGTGGATACTGCTACTCCTCCTGACGGGACGGCGCGTTTGGCCCCTGAGATTATTGAGGCGGCGCACCGTTATCATGGCATCCTGGTGTCGGAGCAGGATTTGAGGGGCAACTGCTATTTTTATCGTGGCGGCGTTAGGTGCAAATTGTTGAGCGAGGCGTTTCTGGCCTTTTATCGGGGGAAACGATGAGCGAACGGCTGACGTGCCCATACTGCGAGAACTCAATTGATGTGGACATGGTTGAGATGGCAGGGCTTTGGCGGGAACGCTCGGAGCTGGCCGCTAGATTGGGATCCGCTTTTCGGCTCTGCAATGAATACCTGGATTCCTTCAGGGCTGCGCCTGACGGCAGGCTTTCATTGAAGCGCCGGGTGCGGCACCTTATGGCCCTTGCGCACCTTTGGGAGACCGAGGAATTTGAGTTTAAGGGCAAGAGGTACCGGGTGAACAGGGCTATTATAAAGGATGCCCTTACCAAGGTCTGTGAGGCCGGAAAATTCGGGTTCTCGGACCATAATTACCTGAAGGTGATCATGGTCAAGAGCTCGGAGAGGGTCAGCAGTGAAGGGTTGACGGCCAGGGAAGAGAAGAAGAGGGAGGAAGGCCGGAGGTTGAAGGCTGAAGAAAGGGCCGCCCTTGCCCCTGAACCGGACAAGGAAGAGTTTAAGCGGAAAATAGGCGAGATTGTAAACAACATCGGGAGGGCCATGCCATGAAACTGGAAGATTTGGGGTTTGATCCCAGGACAGGGCTGCACGACAAGCGGCTTACCGCGGCTGAGAGCAAGTTCGCGGGCATTATGTGGACCGACCACGTGGGGGCGGAGAACGCCATCTCGGCGGATTCGCTTGCTATCCAGTATCATCTGGGCGTGGTCCAGGATGTGGAGGAGTTTTTGACGCGGCATGAAAAATCCACGCTTGAGGAATGGAAGCGGGATGTGCGGTACCTCCAGAACCATTTGCTGACCGAGCATGAAAACATCCCGATCTATTCCCGCTCAGGTTCCGGCGGAGGCTACTGGGTGGCCCTGAGCGAAGACGAGGGCGAGGCCTTTTATTCCAGGTTCAGGAAACGCGGGATGACAGGGCTTGTCAAGGCTGCACGCGGCAAAAAGGCCGTGCTGGTGGACATGGTCAAGCAGTTGTCTTTCGAGTTTGAGGAGTTGCAGGACAAGACGGCCTTTGTCCCGGTCCTCCACAGGGAGATGCGAGGCCAATCCTTTCCTGCGCCTGTTGAGGTTGTGGATGCGTTTCTTGAGCGGATGCTCAAGGATCCTGAAAAATTTGCAGATGGTTTGAGAAAAATCGGGAAAAAGTACGGGGGAGTACTGCTGCCCAGGGAGCAGATCGCGGCCATGAAGGCAAAGGCCTCGGAGCTGCAGAAGTTGGTTGCGGAACTGTAAGTAGAAGGGTGAAGGGTGAAGTGTGAAGGGTGAAGTGTGAAGGGTGAAAATATGAAATGTATTAGTCTGCATCAGCCCTGGGCCTCGTGGGTAGCTATGGGGTGGAAAACGATTGAAACCAGGGCGCATAAACGTTTCAGGGGATTGGCAGGGCAACGGATTGCTATCCATGCGGCGAAGAAATTTGATGAATACGCCATCCCTCATATGGCTTATCCATACCTTGTGGCCCGGGGGTACTGGAACTATCACACAGACAACCCCTTTGCCCTCGCCAGGGGCTGCATCCTCTGCACTGTTTTTGTGGCGAAACACCGGAGTGTCACGGCTAAGGACGCACCTAACGCCCTATGCGACTGTAGCGGCGGCGGGCTGTATGGTCTTGTTTTCAAGGACATTCAGTTGCTCAAATATCCGCACCCATTCCCAGGGCAGCAGGGGATTTTTGACGTACATGATGAATTTTTTATCTATAATTAAATCCCGCCCTGGCGGGACAACATTAATCCCGCCCGGGGCGGGACAAAATTGCCTGTTCACCTGCACACAACACGGATCGCCTGTGACCATGATGAAGCGGGCGTGTATTGCTCGGCAGCAGCAGGCGCATGAAAACATTGATGAGACAGGCAGGCATGTCAGGGATTTACCTATGTCGTTTGAAAAATGCATTGATTGCGAACAAGGGAGAAAGATTATGGAAGAAAATCAATCCACCGTAGGGGCGAACCTTGTGTTCGCCCGGAATGCCGATCCGGAAACGGACGCCGGCACGGAAAACACGGAGCCCGCAACACGTAACGCGCAAACCGAAACACGTCCGGCCCTGCGCACCTGCAAGAAATGCGGGGAGGAAAAACCGGAGACGGAATTTTACAGGACCAGTGGGGGTGGGCTGGATTGGGCCTGCAAGGCATGCAAGAAAAAACGGAGGGCGGAGAACAAGAGGTTGAAGAAGGCACGTGTAGGGGTAGGCCCCCGTGCCTACCCGAAAAAACCGGGGCCTACAGACATCGTGCAGAAAGGGAGTGACGGGCGATCACAAGGATCGCCCCTACAGAGGCAGGTGGGCGGGGATCATTACAAAACGTTTGTCATTCAACCGATTGAATTTATCACCAGGAACGGATTGACGTTTACCCAGGGTAATGTTGTTAAGCGGATATGCCGGTACAACAAACCAGGCGGCAAGGGGCATGAAGATCTGCACAAGATCATCCATGAGCTTGAGCTGTTGATGGAATTGGAGGCGTAGGCATGAGCGCACGCAATAAATGCACCTGCGGCAGAAAACGTAATGATCACTCCGACCTGGTTGTTGTTATGAGGAATTGCAATTACTCGGCATTTAATGGGTATCATCACACTGATTCTGATTATTCCGAGGTGCGGTGTACGAGGCCAGGGTGTGAGGGCTCCTGGAGAACCAATGCGCGTTATGTTTATTCTCTGCCGGATGGGGAATTGAATGGAGGGGTTACGGATGAATTGGATAGATATTGAAAAGGTCCATCCCGATCAAATTATAGATTGGGATAAAGTTGAAGGCGACACTGTGTCTATATTGGCATTTGTACATTATGGGGAAGGATCTCCGGATATTAGCATCGAGGACTTAGTTAGACCTGATTATCGTGGAGAAGAATATGGCGCTAAGGATAACGGATTTTGCCTTACAGGATCAATGTCCAAAATAACACACTGGATGCCATTACCAGGAATGCCACAAATGAGAGTTGGAAGGATAACGAGATGAAAACGAACAGCCAACCGGAAGGATTTTTTTTTCAGGGGGTTGGTTATCGCGCTTGCGATATCAATGCTGTTCTGGGCTGCTTTGATTGTAATCATTATATAAAGGATGGAGGTTATCATGGCGGAAGATAAAAGGCTGGCATTTAAAAAGGATGAAATCATATCGGAGCTCACTCATTGCAAGGCGTCGCTGTCTGCCACTGTTTTCCTTATGGAAAGGGAACGTAAACCGGCGCTGAATATGGGAGACATCCAGGCATGGTTTACCGACCTGTCCGACAGGCTGGATGGGGCCATCGGCAAGATCAGCGAATTGAGGGCATAGAGGATTTGATATGACGTTGAAGCAGATCAAGTGTAGGAAATGCAAAAAGATGTTGTTCAGGGGGCAGGTTGTCGAGGTTGAAATTAAATGCCCAAAATGCGGACACATCCAGATTATCAATGGAGAAAAAAAAGCTTGACGAAAATCTAAAACTATTTAAACTGGTCAAAGTTAAGAGAGCGATTCGATCGCCGTTGGTTGCTGAACCCATCTGTTCAGCGTTGTTAGAGGCTCAAGAAGCCCGGTTTCTTCGGAGATATCCGAGGAAGGCGGGCTTTTTTTTTGGAGGTTTTGAAAAATGGGACCTGCAATCGAAATCAGATTCGTCAATATCAAAGGGTTCCCTCCCTTTATCTTCCTGAATCTAAATTGATAACCCCAGGGAGGGGGAGTCTGCCGGCGTTGTCATGCGTTGGGTCTCCCCCCGATATAAAACCCGAAAGGAGAAAACGTCATGAAAAAAGGTTTATTGATGCTGATCGTCATGTTGGTTTTGTGGGTTGCGGCCGCACCGGCCAGTGCAGCAAATTATGTTGTGAGCTGGAACGCTGTGGATTTTGCCGCGGCCAGCTCCGACATTGCCGAAAGCGGATACCGGATTTATGAGTCCTCTGACGATGGAGCCACCAAAACGCTGATGCCGGGCGGAGAAATCCCCTCCGACCAGACGAGCCTGGCGTTTGTCCGGGATTCGATGCATGGGGTCTGCCTGTACGCGACCGCGTTTAATCAGTGGGGCGAGAGCGGGTTCTCCGACCCCTTCTGCGCCAAGGCGCCAGGGGCGCCGACAGGGCTCAAAGTCATGCTGCAAAAAATTATGGGAGCCTTGCAGAAATTTATCAACATGCTTTAATCCGAGGCAGGGAGATCCCCAGGTGCGGCGCATGAGAGATTGCATCTGCCACAAGCTCAATGCGCTGCATCTGTACTGTAGACTTCGCGACCTTGGATTGTCTACACGGTGGGCTACAAAAATATGTCGTGTATATGAGGCCATAACGAAAAGGATCTTGTATGGCAGTTCAAAGTTGAAAGAGTTAAAAGAGTTAAAGGGGCCTTCTTTAACTGTTTGAACTATTTTAACTTGTAACTCCGGCGTATATCATGGATGAACGATTTCTAAAAATTGTAGACAATCTGTTGATAACCGAGGGCGGGTTTGTAGATGATCCCAGGGATCCGGGGGGTGAGACCAGGTTCGAAATCTCAAGACGCAGCTACCCTGCCCTCGATATCAAGAACCTGACCCGGGATGCGGCCATCGAAATCTATTATCAGGATTTCTGGACCATGTATTCCTACGACAAGATCAAGGACGATCGGATCGCGGAGAAGGTCTTTAGCCTTTGCGTCAACATGGGGCCTTCCGCGGCGAACAACATTTTGCAGATTGCGGTCAATGAGGCATATCTGCAAATGAAACGCCAGGGGTGGGAGGGTTTTGCCTCCATCCATGTTGACGGCATCATCGGGCCTGAGACACTTTCCGCCATAAATCAATTTTCCTGGCCGGATATCATCCTGGATAAATATCGCGTCAGGGCGGCCAGGTATTATCTGAGTCTGAATAAAAAGCAGTATGAGCGCGGCTGGATTGCTCGGGCGCTGGCATGAAGAAAGTTTGAAGGGTGAAGGGTGAAGGGTGAAGGGTGAAACATGGATGAAACGATCAGGACTAAATTACGTGCGATTGTTGGGCTCCTTTTCCGGGGCGCCAAGGCATACGTGAAGGTAAGATACGGGGTTGATGTGGACGAAATCCTCAAACAAAGGGAAACCGATGGATCTGCAAACAGCCAGGGAAACAGGTAGAGAAATCGGATTAAAGGCCCCTGGCCTTTACTGGGGTATGCCCCTGTGCGACCTTGCCGCCCTTATAGGCGAAGGGGGCTGCGGTCCCGGAGCGGGATGGGCTGAAAAGCTTGTCCCCGACACCGTTTGGGGGCTGAGCATAACGCCATCATGCGCGATCCATGACTATCAGTATGCGATGGGCAAGACCCTGGAGGACAAGATGGCCGCGGATATCAATTTTCTGGGCAACATGGATTTGCAGGTGGACAGACAGACCATGCTCTGGCCGCTGAAAATAGTCCGGCACATGCGGGCCGTGAAATATTACGAGGCCGTGCGGTTGGGCGGGCACGTGGCATTCTGGAAAGGGAAGCGGTAATGGACGAGGCGGATCTGGGCAACATGATTGCCGACAAATATCTGAAGAGCGCTATAGCCAAGACCCTGGGGGCGAATAATTACATGCCCGACAGAGGCGGTGCCCCTGACGGGATCTGCGAGGACTGCGGGGCGATCATTCCGCTCCCCCGACGTGAGGCCGTACCCGGGTGCAGGTTTTGTATCGAGTGCCAACGCGAGAGAGAGAAGAGGCATGCTTGATTACCCTGCTGCGGATTTCTGGTTCAACCTGGGGCAATGGGTATTCAACGGCGTTGTCGCCATATGCCTGTGGTTCTCCAGGAAAAACACTGCGACGAACAAACGGCTTGAAACGGTCAACGCGAAATTGAGCGGCAGGATAGATGATACGGAAAAGAAGATCATCCGGGCATGCGCAGACCTGGAACACCTGCCGGATCAGGGCCAGTTTTACAAATTGGGCGAGGACATAACGGCGCTAAGAAGCGAGCTTGCCGAGGTGAGGGGCAGGCTTACCGGGGTCAACCGGGCCGTGGATCTGATAAACGAATTCTTGATCAATCAGGGTGCGAACAAATGAACACATTCAATGAGCTGAGAGACGCGGATCGACGGCTGGTCATCCTCCGGACCCTGGAAGAGGACCCGGGTTACTCGCTTAATGAGTCCGTGCTCCAGAGTTGCCTGGAAGCTCTGGGCCACAATGTAAGCCGAGACAGGGTAAGAACGGATCTGGAGTGGCTGCGTGAACAGGGCCTTGTCGCAATCCAGGAGGTCGTGAGTGTCAAGGTTGCTACCCTTACAGGCCGCGGGTCTGATGTAGCCTCGGGGAAAGTCACCGCACCGGGTGTCAAACGGCCAAGGCCAAAAGGTTAAAAATGGGAAGACAGCAATCCAGCATTGACCGTTTACCGGACGATATCCGCGAAAAGCTCCAGGAGCTTTTGCGGGACCCACGCGTAACGCAACTGGAAGCGACACGGCGCATAAATGCCATTCTTGTCGAAGAAGGGCACCCGGAGAGGCTGACCAAAAGCTCGGTCAATAGGTATGCCGTGAAGATGGAGGAGGTCGGGGCCAGGCTTCGACAGAGCCGGGAAGTCGCGAAGATGTGGATAGGAAAACTCGGGGCCGAGCCACAGGGGGAAGTCGGAAAGCTCTTAAACGAAATGGTCAGGAACCTGGCGTTTGAAGCCACCCTGAAAATAAGCGAAAGCGGCGACGACCTGATAGAGCCCAAGATGTTGAAGGATCTGGCCATTGCCGTGGAGCGGCTGGAGCGGGCCGCTAATCAGAACATGAAGGTGGAAGAAGAGATCCGCAAAAGGGCGCTTGAAGAGGCGGCGGACCGTATCGAGGAAGCTGCGCAGCAGAGCGGCATGAACAGTGAACAGGCCGGTTTCTGGCGCAACAAGGTATTGATGGGAGCTGAGTAATGACAGTCAGACCCGCAGACGTAATCCGGACACTTGGCTGGGAAGAGCTTCCTCCAAGTGTTCGTGAAATACCGTCAAATTATAACCCTCTGGATGAAGGGGTGCTGATGAAACACCAGAGGGTCTGGGTCCGCCTATGTCAGGACAATGCCCTGTGTATTGCTGAAAAGGGACGGCGAACCGGGATCACATACGCCACTGCATTGAATGATACCATTACGGCAGCCAGCAACAGGGATGCGGGTGGAGATAATATTTATTACATCGGCGACACAAAAGAGAAGGGCCTGGAATTCATAGGTTACTGCGCACATATGGCCAAGGTAATGGCCAGTGCAATGGCGGACGGCTGGCAAGGCATAGAGGTCTTCCTGTTTGAAGACCAGCAGCCGGATGGCTCCACAAAAAACATCACATCATATCGAATCCGGTTCGCGTCCGGGTTTCACATTACAGCCCTGTCGTCAAGACCGGCGAGTATTCGCGGTCTACAGGGGATCGTCAATATTGACGAGGCGGCATTTCACGTAAACGTTCAGGCGGTCATTGATGCGACTTTGGCGCTTATTATCTGGGGTGGAAAAATCCGGATCATCTCCACCCATAATGGTGAAAAGAATGCTTTTAATCAACTGGTCCGGGATACCAGGGCAGGCCTGTACGCCTTTAAGATCCTGCATGTCACTTTCGATGATGCGGTGGCAAACGGTCTGTATGAGCGTGTTTGCCTGATCAAGGGCTGGAAACCGACGCCTGAAGGGAAAAAAGAGTGGTATGAGCGCGTTCGCGGCGCATATGGGGCCAATAAAGCCGCCATGCGCGAAGAGCTGGATGCAATCCCGCGCGAAGGCTCCGGTGTGGCGATTCCAGGGATTCTGATTGACAAGGTTATGACAGAGGATCGTCCGGTCATCCGCCTGGTGCTTGATTCCGAGTTTGCAGCAAAAGGGGAGGAATACCGTAAGTCGTGGTGCGAGGCGTGGATAGATAAAAATATCAAACCGCTTCTTTCCATTCTGAATCCAAAATCAAAACATTTCTTCGGCCAGGACTTTGCCAGGCACTGGGACTTTTCCATTATCGCGCCGGGCGAAGAAGCATCGTCTCTTCTCTTACGTGTGCCCTGGATCGTTGAGTTGAATAATGTGCCCACCCGGCAGCAGGAGCAGATCCTCTGGTACATCATCGACCATCTGCCGAATTTTCGCGGGGGTGCAATGGATGCGACCGGCACAGGAGAAACCCTGGCGGAATATACGGCGGACAAATATGGCGCATACTCGCCTGATACACATGGCGGAGGCAGGATAGCACAGATCAAGCTGAATGACGCCTGGTTCCGGGAAAACATGGTCAAATTTCAGAACCGGTTTGAAGATCAGAAATTTGATCTCCCCAGGGACAATAACACCCGAAATGATCTCCGCACCCTGGAACTGATAAACGGCATCATTAAACTGCCATCCGTGAAGGTACAGGATCTCAAAGACGCCAAGATCAAACGCCACGGCGATGCCGCTATTGCCCTGGCCATGCTGGATTATGCCGCACGCAACATCTTGTCCGGCCCAATAGAATACGAAAGCGTATCAAAACGCCTTTTCACTCAAAAGGGAGCGTACTGATGATACTGGATCAATTCGGCAGAGAACTCAAGACAACAAAACGGCCCGAGCGGCGGGAGATCGCCGTGGTGGGAGTCCGCGACCGGTGGAGTCAATATCCGTCTGACGGGCTTACTCCGGTCAGGCTTGCGGGCATCCTTAAGGAGGCCGACCAGGGCGATGTTTACCGGCAGATGGAGCTATTTGAGGAGATGGAGGAAAAGGACACGCACCTTTCCGCCGAGCTCTTGAAGCGGAAGAACGGGGTGAACTGTCTTGATTTTGATGTGATCCCCTATGAAGAAGGGGCCAAAACATCCGCATACCGGAAGAAAAAGAAAGCTGAAAATGACAAGGTAACGGACTTCTGCCGGGATGTGATTTTTTCCATGACCTCTTTCGAGGAATCCCTGTTTGACCTCCTGGACGCTATCGGCAAGGGGTTTTCATGCTCATGGATCAAGTGGGAGATCGACGGCGGGAAAGCCGTTATCTCTGACCTCAAATGGATACACCAGAAAAGATTCAGCTTTGTTGAAAGCCTTACGCCGAAGCTGATGACCGATGATAATCCTATGGGCGAGGAGATAGGTCCCTTTCAGTGCGTCTATCACAGGCACAAGGCAAGAAGCGGCCATGACACCAGGGCCGGGATGATCAGGGTCTGCGCCTGGATGTATCTCTTCAAAAACTACGCCATCAAGGACTGGGTGGCATTCGCCGAGGTGTTCGGCATGCCGTTGCGCCTGGGTAAATATGACAGCGGCGCAGGGCAGGAAGACAAGGACGCCTTGATTGCCGCCATACAGTCCCTGGGCTCGGACGCGGCGGGCATTATCAGCAAGGCCACGGAGATCGAGTTTATCGAAACCGTGAAGGGGTCTACGAAAGAAAACGTCTACAAGACCCTGGCCGACTTTACGAACACTGAAATCTCAAAGGCCGTGATTGGAAGCACCTTGACCACCGACGTGGGGGAGCGCGGGTCCTATGCTGCATCGAAGACCCATAACGACGTCCGGATGGACCTGGTCAAGAGCGACTGCTGGAGCCTGTCAAACACCATCAGGAACCAGATTCTGCGGCCGTTGGTCGGCTACAACTTCGGATGGGAGACTCCGGTACCGTGGTTTAAGTTTTACCTGGAAGAGCCGGAGGATCTGAAGGCCCTTATGGAGGTGTACAAGGGGGCCTCTGAGATCGGGCAGCCTATTACAGCCGAGCATGTGAGTGAGCGATTCGGAATTGCGCTTCCTGAGGCCGGGCAAACCATACTTCAGCCTGTGGGCAAAATCGCCATGAAAAGCCGAAACGGCGGCGTGGCTGCACGAACAGGGTTTGTGCCGGGCATTCTATCGCGCATCGAGGCCAAAGCGGACGACGGCCCTGTTTTTGACGCGAGGCAGATGGAGTTGGAGGATCTGGCGGACAAGGCCCTGGCCGCGGGTGGAAATCTGGGGCTGGATGGGCCCGTCAAAAGATTGATTGCAAGCTGCAATTCCCTGGAGGAAGTGCGGGACCGGATATTTGATCTGTATGGCGACATGGCCACGGAGGACCTGACAGGGCTGCTGAAAGATGCGCTTGTTACGGCTGCGATTAAAGGCATGGCGGAAGACACGGGAGGTGTTTGGCGTGAGAAGCCCAAATTTAGCCCAGGATTGACGACCTGAGAAAGACGGCCCTTTGGCCGCAAAAACCCTGATCGTCGAAAATGAACATATTTTGAACGTTTTTGAACAGGGTTCAAGGCGATCACAAGGATCGCCCCTACAAACCGCAAAACGGAACCGGCATGAACGTAACAATCAGGATGATGGGAGAAGAAAAACTGGTCCGGGCTCTGGAGGTGACAGGGGCCAGGGCGCATGATTTGCGCAGGCCCTTTGCCGATGCAGGCGAGCGGATTGTACGCAGGATCAGCCAGAGGCTTTCAGGGCCGGTGCTCAAGGAAAACACCGGGAGGCTCAAGGGCAGCCTTAATCACGAGGAAAAGGCGGACAGCCTGGAGGTATCGGCAGGCGGAGGGCCGGAAGTGGACTATGCCGCCATCCATAACTTCGGGGGCGTGATCAGACCCAAAAAGAAAAAGTTTCTCACTATCCCTTTTCCGGGAGGGCCTGCGGACAAGCCTGTGCCGCTGCGGGCGTCAGACTTTACAGACACTTTTGTAGCCAAGGGGATCATCTTCCAGCGTAAGAAGAAAGTGAAGAAGGCGAAGAACGCGCAGATTATCCCTCTGTTTATTCTGAAAAAAAGCGTCACGATCCCTGCGCGGCCCTATATGTTCCTGGAGGAATCGGACGTGGAATATTTGAAGGAATCCATTGCGGATTTTATCGCAGGGGCGTGGGCGTGAATGCCGATCCAATTGTTAATTGTGAATGTTTAATGCTTAATTAATTGAAAATACACCTTAATTAAAAATTTAACATTAAAAATTCAAAATTAT